GAACTGTCCTGTTGAATATGGAAGGTGGGCTTGGTGACCAGATTAAGAGTTATCGGTTTGCTTTTGATTTACAGGAGCGTGGGAACCGTGTGGTAGTTTGTTGTTCTCCTGAGTTAGCTCCCATGTTTGCGGAGAAGTTCCCCGTAGTAGAGCATGTTGCTGCTTGCGCTGCATACCATGATTATTGGATTCCTTCGATGTCGGCAGTAGTTCCTTTTGGATATGAGTATGAAGATTTAAAAGGGGAGCCTTATATTGAGCGCACCGCTGATCCAGTAGCGGGACGCGTAGGAGTTAGATGGAGTGGCAACCCTCAGTTTGAACATGAACAGTACAGGCTCTTCCCTGCTAATTTAATGTTCGATGCTGTTAAAGGATATAATTGTGTCTCTTTACAGAGAGATAAAGATTCAGAATTAAAACCAGAGTGGATGAACCAAGCCCCGTTGGATGATTGGCAAACCACCAGAAAGTCAATTAGCGAGTGTGAGTTAGTGATAAGTTCCTGTACCAGCGTTGCTCATTTAGCGGCAGCGATGGGGGTGGAAACGTGGATTGTAGTTCCTGTTTTGTCATACTATCTTTGGGCACTTCCAGGGGATGTGACACCTTATTACAATAGTGCCACACTTTTCCGACAGGAAAAATACGGAAGTTGGGAAGAGCCATTTATGAAGATCAAGGAGCAGTTGCAATGTATGCACACGTTAAAGACGGCAGCATAGATTATATGGGCGGTTTGCCCAAAATCTGGGGCAACGTATCTAATTTACATTTGTCAAACGGTGATGATGCTTATCTCAAGACTCTTGGATGGGTTCCATTAGTAGAGACAAATGTTATCCCAACTTACAACCAGACATTTGACACAGATGTAATTACTGTTGAAGAAAACAGAGTTACTTTGGTACATCGTGTGAGAGATATGACAGCAGAGGAAATAGCCGAGCGTGATGCAAGTCATATGAGTCATTTACGGACAGCAAGAGACGAAAAACTTATAGATTCTGATTGGACACAAGCATTAGATCATTCCTCTCCTTTATCTAATGATAAGAAAACGGAATGGGCAACCTACAGACAAGTTTTAAGAGATTTACCAGCAACAACAGATATGCTGACATGGCCTGATTCGTTTACTTGGCCTGTAGAGCCAGAATAACTCAAGAGGTAATAATGGCCGAGAATACATTAATACTGGATGATAAAGAATATAATGTTGATGATCTTACTGATAAACAAAAGTATTTATGCAGTCAGATAAGGAATTTGAAAACGAAACAACAGCAACATAGATTTCAGTTGGACCAGATAGCGGTGGGATTAAAAGGATTTGTAGACGCTTTACAGGAAAGCCTAGCCGCTGAGAAATGATCGTAACAGATGATACTGGACAATTAAAAACGTGGATAGAAAAACAGATAAGAAATACCTGTCCACAGGATTTCAAGAGTTGCCAGACGTTAGGCGTAGCGAGAAACGGGGAAGTAATATGTGGTGTTGCCTACTGGTTTTATCCGACAGGAATTTGTGATGTCGGAATTGCAGCAACATCTCCAAGATGGGCAACAAAGCAAACTATTTTCACGTTGTTTGCGTACCCATTCAATCAGGTCGGCGTTAACAGACTTCAATCGTTCATACACCCAAAGAACAAACGGTCCCGCAAGTTATGTGTAGGATTAGGTTTTAAGTTGGAGGGGAGACTGAGAAAGTTTCATAGAGGTGCCGACATGTTAATTTACGGATATACAAAGGAAGATTTTCAGAGGAGTAAGTGGTGTGAGTAAAGGCAGAGAAACAGTTTATCAACAGCTTCCTGCACCGCAGAATCTAGCTGCAGAACAGGCGGCAGCGAACCGCATCACGCAGTTCAGCCCTGCAGGAAATCTGTTTTTTGGACAATTCGATGCTCCTTCAGGCGAATTTACTCCTGAAAGCGGAAGGGCTTTGCGAGTACAGGAAACTCCTGCTCAAAGTGCAATCCGACAGCTTCAGGAGATAGGCGGTACTGAACTCGCCGCAACGGGGGCGACATTGGCGGGGCAATTGCCTCTCAGTCCATTGACAGCGGAAGGATTACCGGAACGTCCTGCGTTCGATCTCTCCGGTGTTAGTCCGATACCGCAAGAGCAAGACCAGGCGGCACTGGAACAAACATTTGCAAACAGAGCGTTGCAGCTATTACAGCCTGAACTCGAAAGAGTAGAGGAAAGGCAAGCGCAGGACTTGGCAAATGCTGGAATACCGGAAGGCTCTGAATTCTTTACTGATGTACAAGACAGGTATGGACGCCAACGCTCCGAGTTATTGAGTGGGCTGGCATTCGATGCAATACGTCAGGCAGATGCAAGACAAGCCGATGTGTTTGGCCGTGATATAGCTCGTAGAGGGTTACAACGGGCCGATGTTACAGACCGACTTGGCTATCAGAACATGCTACGACAATCAGGGCTCGGAGAACGGCAGTTATTAAGGCAGCAAGCACAGAATGAACTGGTTGGATTGTTGACAGGTCAGATGCTGCAGACGCCGCAGATTGCCAACTTTGTACCGCCTGGTGCGATTGATGTGATGGGACCGTATGCGCTACAGCAACAGAACGCTTTGACCAGAGCGCAGATTTCCTCACAGGATCGCGCCGCGCAATTGAACGCAT